TTGAACAAGGTCTGGACTGTACTTATGTGGATTTGAACCAACACCACTTTGAGTATGTGGGCAAACGACTGAAGACAATCAACGAGGGACAAACACTTCAAATCTATTCAAAGGACTTCACCACCCAAACATTCAAGCACTTTGATTTGGTAGCATCTATTGAGGTGATGGAACACATCCCCGATGCAAAGCTCATCCCATTCTTGACAAAACTCAAATGCAATTACTTTCACTTTTCATCAACACCGCACACAACGGACTTTGATGCGGAATGGGGACACATAAATATCAAACAAGAAGCGGAGTGGGTTGCATTATTTGAGAAGTGTGGATTCATCTTTTGGCAACGATTGTCTCATCCAACATCCTGGTCATTGCTATTCACCAAATGAAGAAACATACCCAAATCTATATGAACCATTTTGGATACGACATCAGCTCATTCATTGATTGTGAAGTATGCGGTAAAGTTGGGAACGACCTTCACCACATTGAAGCAAGGGGAATGGGTGGATCAAAAACCAAAGACACGATTGAAAACTTGATGTGTTTGTGTAGGGAGTGCCACATAAATTTGGGAGATAAAAAGCAATTCATTGAGTTCTTAAAATCGAAACACGCTGACCGATTAAGTTCGGTGAGAAGTTCGGGAAAAAATTCGGTGTAAATTCGGGGATATGGCAACACAAGAAAAGCAACCACACGGAGGAAGTTTGACAAGACCTGAGAAAGGTGAAGTCCTAAATCCGCACGGCAGACCAAAGAAGTTGATAACACAACTCAAGGAAATTGGATACCAAAAAAGCCAAGTTGAGGACACCGTCAACACTATGCTCACAATGTCACGCAAAGACCTTGAGAAGATTGACAAGGGTGATGAGTTCACAATCCTTGAGAGAATCATTGCTGGTGCTTTGTTGAAGTCGCACGACAAAAACTCTTTGTTCAACTTGGAGATGTTGCTCACACGATCACAAGGCAAACCGAAAGAAACCATTGACCAAACAATCCAATCAAAAAACTTTACTATAACTTTGAATCTCGATGAAAAAAACTTGGAGAGGTGAGGACACATTCCCACCGTATGACGGAGAACTTAAACTCGTTGCAACCTTTGATGGCGAAATCAAACTTGCAAGGTTTATTGACGATATGTGGATAGACGAAAACACAATGGCTTGGATCAATGTGATGTACTGGATGCCCATACCAATTTTACCGAACGAATGACACCGAAAGAAAAAGCCGAACAGTTGGTTGACAAATTCACATTGGTTGGATTGCAACAACGAAATGAGGGAATACAATGTGCGTTGATTTGCGTTGATGAAATGATGGAGTTGTTATCTAATGACTCGTGGAGGAATCGCAATGAGTTGATGTTTTATGAAGAGGTTAAAAAACAAATCCACGCCCTATGAAATTACTGATACTGACTGACGGAATCAATGGTGTAGTTTACCACCGACTATTCACGCCACATCTTCGGATGCAACTTGACGGACAAGCGGATGTCAGCGTTTGCCAATCACCAGAAGAATGGCTGACACTTGACTATCGTGGATTTGATGTGATAATCTTCTCACGATGGCTTGGTGCAAAGCATTATGATGTGCTTAAAAAGATTGCTGATTCAGGCACTCCCTATGTTGTGGACATTGACGACTATTGGGTTCTCCCGAAATACAACCCAGCATATTGGGCATATCGCAAAGGAATCAAACAAGGGGTGAAGGATGCCATCAATTACGCTGATGCGGTGATCACCACAACTCCACACCTCGCCAAAGAGATTCGCTTGATCAATGAGAATGTTGTGATAGCATCCAACTGCCTTGACTACTCACACAAGCAATGGGAAGCCGAACCCCTTGAGCGTTCTGAGAAAATCAAGGTCGGTTGGGTTGGTGGTGTAACTCACGAGGAGGACTTGAAATTGATTGCCGACCAAATCAAAGGGATGGACATTGAGTTCTACATCTGCGGTTATACACCCGGAGAGATTTGGAATCGGATTGCCAAGAGTATGCCCAATGCAAAGATTGTGGAAGGCACAACCGTGTTTGAATACGGTGAGGTTTATCGTCACTTTGACATCGTACTTGCACCGTTGCAAGACAACAAGTTCAACAACTGTAAATCTGAGCTGAAGATAATTGAAGCGAGTGCGTATAAGAAGCCAATCATTTGTTCTGCGGTTTATCCTTACTTATACCATCAGGCGAATGACGGGGTGTTGTTGGTAACTCAAAACGATTGGAGGACTGCGATTCAAAAGATGATTGATGTTGGTCATTCAGTTCGTCAGTCAATGGGCGTGAGCAACTACGAGTACTGCCAAAAGCATCACAACCTTGAACTCCACAACTTGACAAGATTGCAGTTATATAAAAGCTTGTGCAAATAAACTACACGCGACCATATCTAACCAACTACCAAAAAGACATCCTTGATTGCGATGCCCGTTTCACTATTACGGCTGCGAGTACGAAGACCGGCAAGACGGCATCACATATCATTTGGCTCTTTGAACAAGCACTCCAATGCAAGGATGGTCAGAGTGTGTGGTGGGTTGCTCCAGTTTACCAACAAGCGGAGATTGCATTCCGAAGGATGAAGAACCAAGTCACGGACAAGAACTTCTTTCTCAGCAACGAAACAAAACTATTGTTGACCTTGCCAACGGGTGCAAGGATTGAATTCAAGTCAGGCGAGAAACCCGACAACTTGTATGGAGATGATGTCTTTGCTGCCGTGATTGATGAGGCATCAAGGATGCGTGAGGAATCGTGGTATGCACTCCGTTCAACTCTGACTGCAACACAAGGCAAGTGCAAGTTGATTGGGAATGTCAAAGGCAAAAAGAATTGGTTCTATAAATTAGGTGAACGAGCAAGGCAAGGAGAAGCCGAATACAAGTATTTCAAGATTACGGCATACGATGCAGCGAGGGAAGGCATCATCTCGGAGAAAGAGATTGAACAAGCAAAGCGTGATCTACCTGATTATGTATTCCGTGAACTCTACCTTGCAGAACCAGCAGATGACAAGTCAAATCCGTTCGGCTTGGATGCAATCCGCAAATGCTACCGACCAATTTCATCAATGCCGGTTGTTGCGTGGGGTGTGGATTTGGCAAAATACTCGGACTATACGGTTATTATTGGTATGGATGCGAATAATTGCGTATCATATTGCGAACGATTCCAAGCGGATTGGTCAGTTACTCAAGCAAGGATTGTCAAACTGATTGGGAACACACCATCATTCGTGGATTCAACTGGTGTGGGAGATCCCATCGTTGAACAACTACAAAGGATTTGTCAAAGGGTGAAGGGATTCAAGTTCACAAGCCAAAGCAAACAACAGTTGATTGAAGGTTTGGTGATGTCGGTGCAACAAAACGATGTGTTCTTTCCTGAAGAACCGATTGGAAGTGAGATGGAGAACTTTGAATTTGAATATACAAGAACGGGTGTGCGTTATACTGCACCGCCCGGATTACACGATGACTGTGTGATGGCTCTCGCACTTGCCGTTGATTGCAAAGCTCATAATAGACCAGGAACATTTTATTTTGCATAGTGTAAAAAATGCACATTGCACAAACCAAATTGAAACGATATGAATTGGAAAAACATAACCATCCACCAACTTCAAGAGATTCACTCTTGTCGTGATATGTCTGACCTTGAGAGGCAGATGAACATCCTTGCCATCGCTTTGAATCTTTCAATGGATGAGGTAGAGTCAATGACATTGGACAAGCTCACAAACGAATTTGAGAAGTTGGCATTCTTAAATGACCTACCAAAAGCACCAATCAAGTTTACCTTCAAACTGCGTGGCAGATATTTCAGATTAGCCAAAACGCCAAACGAGATGTGTGGTCACCACTTCATCGAACTCCAGCAGGTATTCAATGGTGATGTGATTGAGTCGCTGAACAAGATTGTTGCCTTACTTTCGGTGGAGGTTGATTTCTTTGGAAGGAACAAGAAGGTCGTTGATGCTCAGGCACACTATGAAGACAAATGTGCGTTGATGATGCACTTGCCCGTACCACTTCCGTACACCTATGCTCTTTTTTTTTTGGAAGTTTATCCCGAATTATTGAAAAATATCCTTTGCTCTTTGACGGGGCAGATGAAGGAGATGACCGAGCAGTTGACCAAAGCCCAATAGTTTGGCTGGAGATAGTTGACAAGATTGTCAAAGGTGATCGCACCAAGTGGGATTTCATTCTTGATATGCCATTGATTGAGTTCTTGAATGCGATGGCGTTCTACAAAGCCAAGACCAAAGAACGGCAGAAACGATTGGAGGATGCAGCAGGGAAAGGATTCAATCCGTACATCGTGGCTTGTCTGAACGAGATGTTGTGATACCGATCGGTATAATACCAAGCAGTATCAATTGCGATGCACTTAATTATCCCAATCGGTAACAAATTTGTGGCAGTATTTGTTACAAATTGCCAATTTATAGGATTAGTGGCAAATGTTGGTTGTCAAATTTTTCCACTATACTCGGTAATTAACCGAATAACTGCATGAAATTTTCCAGTATATTCATTCCTAAAAGTCATTTGTTGCGATAAGTATTGGGAATCACTACTGATTGCAAAGTATTTATGTCTGATTTGTCCATCATAACTATACGCATTCGGGTATAATGTGGCATAAAACACCCAAAACTATATGCTTTTGGGTACTATAACACACATTATTGTGCAATTATTGTGCAATCAATTAACTAATATATTGGTCAATGTGGTGCAAAATGGGTGCAATTAACCATTATATAGTGCAAAGATGAGCTTTATTTGAAAAATGGGTGCATTTGGAACGCATAACCTTGAACGCTATTTTTATGCGTGGCTCTATCAATCACCCAACAACCCGACAGTTATCATCCAGCATTCAACGACACGAACTTCGTGATCACGGAATCTTCAGGTGGTATCTACACGAAAGACAATTTCAAGTTCATTGCAAATGTCAAAGTTGCAGCGACATCCGTTGCCAAGTTAAAAGCACCCATCTACTTTGGAAGTACAAACAAGGGGGTGTTCAACATTGGTCGCATCCTTGAGAGTTATGTCAGCAACAATTGGTCGTTTACGGATACATCTCCAAGCGGTTGTGTGGATTCCTTCAGCGATTACGAAGTGGAGTTTGGGTATGAGTATTCACCATCAGCAACGGGAACAATCACGGAGTATCTTGACTTGACTTCGGCAACTGGAACGGTTTGGAATGCTGCCTTGAATCCGTTTGATTTGGTCACTTACGCACAAGCTCAATATCTTGCCACATCATCATCAGCAAAGTTCTTGACCAATGTCAGAACGAGGTCAATCCATCGCACTCAGAAGGATTGGTTGTATGCTTTGAAAGGTGATGCTACAAGCGTTGTAATTACTTACTCCGATGCATCTACCCAAACATTTACATTGCCTTCGTCTAAGGTCGTGAGAATACCTGTGGGAAGCCAACTGACAATACCAGGTGCAGCGACTTACTTTGATGTGGTCTTGAAACTCGGTGGAACCGCCAAGTCAGAAACCTATCGCATCAACATCAAAGACGAGTGCAGTAAATACGAAACAACGGATATTTTCTTTATGAATCGACTCGGAGGATTTGATTCCTTCCGTTTCAATATGGTTAGACGAGATACATTCGATGTTGCGAGAAAGCAATTCCAATCCAACCCGTACTCACTCGGTGCGACATACGGTTATGAAACAAGTGTTCGCACTCGTTCAAACTATCATACAACTGCAAGTCAGAAAGTGAAGCTCACATCCAATTGGATTGATGACACCGAATCCGTTTGGTTGCGTGATCTGATTGAATCACCGGTGGTCTATATGTATGACGGTACTTTGTATGCGGTCAACATTGACAATGCAACCTACGAGCAAAAGAAAGGTGTGCAAGACAAGTTGTTCAACCTTGAACTTGATGTTACCTTGTCATTCGCTGACAAATCACAACGCTTATGATTAGGTTATTAGTCAATAACTCACCGGTTGACCTAACGGACAACTTTGACATTCTCATCTCCAAGTCAATTGCTGACATCAAGTCACCTGAAACAAGGTCAAGTGAGTGGACAAAGACGGTTGTCATTCCTGGTACTCGTGCCAATAACAAGTTATTTGGTCACATCTTTGAGGTTGAACAAACCATTCAAGGAACTACGCAGTTTGCACCCGACTTCAATCCGAATAAGAAAGCGGATGTCGTGGTATTGCTTGATGAGATTGAGCAGTTGCGTGGATTTATTCGATTGATTCAAATCAATGTGCTGGATTCAACGGACATCCAATATGAATGTTCACTACACGGACAAACGGCTGATCTATTCACGACCATCGCAGACCGCAAATTGAATGTGTTGGACTTCAGCGAATACAACCACACCTTGTCAAGTGGTACGGTGATTGATTCTTGGGATACAACAATCTACAAAAACGGAAGTCCACAAGCATTTGCGTATGGCGAAGGTTATATGTACGCAATGATAGACAAGGGATATTCAAACACGCAAAACATCACCCAGTTTGAAGTATCATCAATGACACCTTGCTTGTATGCCAAGACCATCGTTGACAAGATATTCACAAACGCTGGGTATTCGTACACAAACGATTCGTTCTTCAATAACGCCCGATTCAAAAGATTAGTCATTCCACCACCAAACGGATTGACCGTGAGTGCTGGAGTGATTGAAGCAAGGAAATTCCAAGCAACTAAAACTGCGAGTCAGTCAATGCAGTTGAACGAAACAATCATCTTTGAGAACGATTCAACTTCAGGCAACTTTGACAATGGTGGAAATTACAACACTACTGGAGTTTACACAGTTCCTGCGATGGGTGATTACGCATTTGAGTTGACCATCAAAGCGGTTTGCACATTGGCAACCTATGTTCCACCATCACCCATCACCGATGTGGATGTATCAATCGGAATCTTTGTGAACGGAACAATCATCAAATCTGCGGTGATCACTCAAATTCTTGGAGCATCAATGACTCACAATTTGTTGTTTGGCTTACAAGCACGAAACGGGGATACAGTTGAATTCAGATTGGTGCAAGTTCGTGACGATGCTTTTGGAAACAACTTGTCCAATGCACAATTCACTTACAATATATTGGCAGATTCCGTTTTGCTCAATGATTGTCAGGCATCGACATACGGTTATAATACAACGGTTGATTTCTCGCAGTTCTTAAATTCTGAAGTCAAGCAAAGCGAGATGCTGATGTCGTTTGTCAAGATGTTCAACTTGTACATTGAACCAAGTCAAGACCAACCAAAGGTTCTGAGGATTGTTCCACGTGATGATTTCTACAACGGAGTGAATGTGGATTGGACAAAGAAACTTGACTACTCACAACCCGTTGAGATTATTCCAATGGGTGATCTTGATGCCAATCCCTATGTGTTCAGCTACAAAGAAGGTGCAGATGAATCCAATAAACAATACCAGGAACTCTATCAATCAACCTACGGATCACGCACCTACAAAGTTGACAATGATTTCATAAAAACGGAGAAGAAGATTGACATCATTTTCTCACCAACTCAAATCAAGAATTATCCAAACAATCAAAAGAACTTTGTCTTGAGTTATGTTGAGGCGGAGAAAGATGGTGACTTGAGAATTCTTTATTATGGCGGTTTGCAGTCGGATGTATCTTGGAGATTGTATCCAATTTCCTATATGTTACCATTCTACTCAAATCGTACAAAAATACCAATGACGATTCACTATGATTCAGTTACTGCACCAACCTTTGATATCCTATTTGGTATGCCAAAGGAACTTGGTCTTGGTGCTGGTTATCAGTATGTGAATTCAAACCTTGTCACAAATTTCTACTACCGATTCATCACGGAGATCACCAACAAGAACTCCAAGATTGTACGAGCTTACTTCAGAATCACTCCATCGGATTGGTTCAACTTGCGATTCAATAACTTGTATTTCTTTGAAGGTCAGTATTGGAGATTGAATCAGGTAAACGATTACAATCCCGTTGAAGAAGGAGTATACGAATGTGAATTCCTTTTGGCTCAGTTCATCCCACCGGCAACACAAACCATCAAGGTAATTGGTTCGGGAACTGCTGGAGGGAATCAAGGCGAAACATACGGAGATATTTATCCGAGCGGAAACAATCCAATCCGACCAGGTATCAAAGGCGTGAGCATTGGCACAAGTCAAGGAACGGGAATGGGTGTTTTTGTTGGAACTGAAGTTGTCAATTCAGCAATCAATGTCAACAACTCAGGTCTTGGATTGACGGAGGTAT